GTTGATAGGTGTCGCAGATCGTGGGCCTTTGCCTATCTTGCTTAACTACTACGGCGCGCACACTGGCCGCTTCAGTGGCGGCGATAAGATGAACCTACAGAACTTGCCGCGTGGTGGTGCGCTACGCAAATCGCTGTGTGCGCCAGAGGGTAAGATGCTTGTCGCTTGCGATTCATCGCAGATCGAAGCCCGTGTCGTTGCATGGGTGGCAGAACAGAATGATTTGCTAGATGCGTTCCGTGAAGGGCGTGACGTTTATTCTGAGTTCGCCACTGATGTGTATGGCAAGAAGGTTACGAAGGCTGACAAGATCGAACGCTTCGTAGGTAAGACCTGTATCCTTGGCCTTGGCTATGGCATGGGCGCTGAGAAGTTCAAAGCGACGTTGGCTATTGGCGCTGGTGGTATGCGGGTAAACTTAGATACGTACGAAGCCAAACGTATTGTCAAACTCTATCGCACGAAGAACCACAAGATTGCGTCGTTCTGGAATCGCTGTAGCGCGGCGCTTGAAAGGATATACGCCAAGCAAGACTTCACTCTCATCCCACACTCCCCTCACATTCAGTTAACGGACGATGGTATCCAAATGCCGAACGGCTTGGCTATTAAATATCCGATGCTAACTGAGATGCCGAACGGCCAAGGCTATGCGTACGCAGCGGACGGTCGTGTGTATCGTGAAGCGTTGAAAGATAGAGTGCTTGGCAAGCCAGTAAACACAGACAAATTCATACGTGTTTATGGTGGTAAGGTCACAGAAAACCTAGTCCAAGGATTAGCCAGAATAGTTGTAGCCGAGCAGATGGTTAAGATTGGTGAACGCTACAAGGTCGTTCTTCAGGTACACGATGAGGTGGTTATCCTCTGCGATGCCGATGAGGTGGAAGAAGCCAAGGCGTATATGATCGAGGTCATGTCAACGCCACCTAAATGGGCGGCGGATTTACCCGTCGCATGTGAAGCAGACTACGGGTTGAATTATGGAGAGTGCAAATGACGTACACAGAAATGCTAACTGACTCTGGGCTGTATCTATTCTTCTTCAGCTTCGGCTTAGTCTCCGGTATGTTTATCTTTTGGGTTGATACGAGAGCAGGAAAGAACCAATGACCATGAGTTGGGAAGATTACTTTATGGACTTGGCTTGCAAAATATCTGAGCGATCCAAAGACCCAAGCACCAAGGTCGGTTGTGTTGTGGTGACTGAAGATAAGGTCATCGCTGCGACCGGCTATAATGGAATCCCTCGTGGCGTCGAAGATAAGCATGAACGTATGGAGAGGCCAGCTAAATATCTATGGACAGCCCATGCAGAGGAAAATGCTGTGGCTCACGCAGCGCGTGTGGGCGCACGATTAAAAGGTGGGTCGGCGTTCGTGACCCATGAGCCATGCAGTCGGTGTGCGAGGTCACTTATTCAAGCTGGCATTATCCAAGTTCATGTCGGCCCCGGCACTACCAAGATGCCAGAAGAAGAATTTGAAGTGTCTCGCATTATGTTCGAGGAAGCTGGAGTGAAGGTGTACCGCGATGGTGTTATATAAACTAGACAAACAAATCGTAAACGAACTACGCAAGGAAGCGGAGAGTTGTATAGAACCAATCTTGCAGAAACATAATCTACGTTGGGAGCATGTGTTCGCGCACAATAAATCAGCCCTGTATATTGCCGCACGGCAAGAGATTTATGTGGCAATTCGCAACCGACTTAAATGGTCGTACCCGAAAATAGGTCGATTGTTTAACAGGGATCATGCGTCGGTCTTACATTCTGTGCGGCGGTATAAGAACTTAAAAAAGTAGAGATGCCACGATGAACCTTAGCCACTCTTATTCATCACTGAAGCTATATGAGAACTGCCCATACCGGTACTACCACCAGCGTATAGCTAAGACGGTGGTGGATCAGGGTGGCGAGGCCAGCAAGCACGGAGAACGCATACATAAATATCTTGAAGATAGAGTGAACGATAAAGTTGAACTACCAGATGAACTGAAACATGCCGAGCCAATCGTTGCGTCACTGGAGAAGCTGGCTAAAGGTGGAATCCTGCGCGCCGAAGCAGAGATGACGCTGACGATTGACCTAACGCCAACGACATGGTGGGCGAAGGACGCATGGATGCGGTCGAAGCTGGACATAATCGTATCTAAAGACACCACGGCTGTTGTCGCAGACTGGAAAACAGGAAAGCGCAGACCAGACTTCGCACAGTTGGAGTTGTTTGCGTTGCAAGTGTTCGCGCACTACCCGTACATCGACAAGGTTACGTCCAGTTTCATATGGCTCAAAGACACGGCCATGGATCGTGAAACATATACACGTAAGGATGAACCCAAGTTATGGGAGAAGATGTTGACAAAGGTACGTCGCATCGAAGCATCCGTTGAGAACGAGAACTGGCCCGCTAAACCAAGCGGGTTATGTGGCTACTGCCCGTGTAAAAATTTTTGTGAGTTCGCTCGGTAGAACTTGACATCTGTGTAAAGTAGGAACAATATAATGGCTACACCCGAAGCGAAAATAAAGCTGAAGGTCGATAGGTCTTTGCAACAACTGAAGGTTTGGTTCTTCAGTCCGCAGGCCGGTCCGTTTGGTAGGTCAGGTGTTCCAGATAGGATCATCTGCGCGAACGGTCATATGGTTGGTATAGAATGTAAAGCGGATAGGTCTAAGAAACCTACCCGCTTGCAGGTAGATTGTATGCGTAAGATCGAAGCGGCGGGCGGCAAATGCTTCCTTGTCTACGATGATGCTACGCTTGAAGAAGCAATAGAATATATTAAAGAGGCGATGAAATGCTTGTAGTCGAAAGAGCCAAGGCGCTTGCGCTAAAGCTGGACTACCCAGCGCGTGTGCTGGAGACGATACCTACTGCAAAGGCGCTGCGCCCCAACATCGTTGTGGCTCCGCACCGGCTGGATGAAGTGCGTGTGCTGCGTAACATGGGCATCGACGCCCCATCGCCTATACTGCACTACTACGACTGGCCCGGTAGGTTTAAGCCGTACGAACACCAGCGGGAGACTGCTGCGTTCCTTACGATTAACCAACGTGCGTTGGTGCTTAACGAGATTGGCTGCGTAGACGCTGATACGGAGTATCTTTCTCCTAACGGATGGCGGCGTATCGCTGACTATAACGGCGGCGCAGTAGCTCAGTACTGGCCTACCACTGGTAAGATAGACTTCGTTAGTGAACCGGAGTTTGTTAAGAAGCCATGCGATGAGATGATCCGCTTCAAGACAAGCAGAGGCATTGACCAGCTACTTAGTCCTGAGCATCGTGTCCTTTATGTTTCTAGCACTGGTCGTCGTATGGTGCGTCAGGCTCATGAGGTAATGGCTGCCCATGATAAGGCTACCCGTGGGTGGAAGGGACGTATAATCACTACGTTCGATACCGACGGCGGCGGTGGCATACCACTGTCTGATGAGGAACTGCGTCTACAGGTCGCCGTGCTTGCAGATGGACACTTCTCAGCTAATTCCTCTACGAACCGGTGTACAATCCGCGTTAAGAAAGAGCGTAAGAAGCTACGTCTACGTGAACTACTGAAGGCTGCGAATGTTCAGTGGGTTGAGCGTGACCCTGAGTATGACTCTGCGCTTGGCTTCACAATCTTTAAGTTCAACGCACCGAAGCGCATCAAGACCTATGCCGATTGGGCGATGGCTGCAACGCGCCACCAGTTGCGTGTCATCGTTGATGAAGTGTCGCATTGGGATGGAACGACGCGCAAGCGCGGGGGCGTAGAATTTTTCTCCAGAGATAAAGAGTCTGCCGACTTTATTCAGTACGCCTTCTCTGCCACCGGGCATACAGCCTCGCTTTCTACGTATGAGAGAGACAATGGAACAGACTACGTGGTTTATGCACGTAATAAAGCAGCGTTGCTATACGTAACCGGCTGGTCTGCGGAGGGTAAATCGAATACGATTTATGCAGAACCATCTACTGATGGGTATAAGTATTGCTTTATGGTGCCAAGCACCTTCCTTATCCTGCGCCGTAATGGGTGCGTGTTTGCCACAGGCAATACAGGCAAGACCCAGAGTGCGCTATGGGCTGCCGACTATCTGCTTAAGACCAAGCAGGTTAAGAAGATTCTGATTATCTCTCCGCTCTCTACACTAGAGCGCGTGTGGGGTGACGCTATCTTCTTCGGCTTCCCGCATCGTAAAGCTGTTGTGCTGCATGGCACAGCCGACCGTAGACGCAAGCTACTCAAGACTGACTGTAATTTCTATATCATTAACCATGATGGCTTTCCGATCATATCGGAAATCACGGACGGCATGTTCGATCTTATCATCGTGGACGAAGCTGCGGTGTTACGTAACCATAGCACGATGCGTTACCGCGTAATGCGTAAGTACATGGACCGCAATCCAGACACGCGTTTGTGGTTGATGACCGGCACACCGACGCCTAACGATCCGACTGACGCATGGACATTATCCAGACTAGTTAATAGCCCGTTCGTACCATCCAGCTTCACTGCGTTCAGAGACCAAGTGATGATGAAAGTTGGTATGTATAAATGGGCGCCGCGTCCAAACAGTATGGACCTTGTAAAGAACGTATTGCAGCCAGCGGTGCGCTATACCAGAGACGAGTGCTTCGATCTGCCAGACACCGTAATACAGACGCGTAAGGTTGAGTTGACAGCGGAGCAGAAGAAACATTATCAGTCGATGATTCGCCATCTGGTTACGGAAGCTGGCACTGAGGCTGGCACCATCACGGCTGTTAACGAAGCAGTCAAGATGCAGAAACTCGTACAGATAGCTTGTGGCGTAGCGTACGACGATGACAAAACCAACGTCGAGATAGATTGCGCGCCGCGAATTAATCTAGTCAAGGAACTGATAGAGGAGGCTGGAGAGAAGGTCATTGTGTTTGTCCCACTGACAGGCACGTTGCATATGTTAGAGCGTGAGTTGTCTAAGCACTGGACTGTCGGCGTCGTTAATGGCTCTGTCAGTTCATCGAAGCGTAATACTATATTCCACAACTTCCAGAACGAACGTGATCCCCATGTGCTTATCGCGCATCCTGCCACAATGGCTCATGGGTTAACACTGACATCTGCGAGTACTGTGATCTGGTATGGCCCAGTGACCAGCAACGAACAGTATGTTCAGGCAAACGGTCGCATCGAACGTATTGGCAAACGGCATGTGTCGAATGTCATCCACATAGAAGCGACTGAGTTAGAGCATAAGATGTACAGCAGGCTTATGAATAAGCAGAAGCTACAAGGTCTGCTGCTGGATTTAATACAACAAGAAACACGATAAGAGGTAAGGCAATGGATGTAACAGTTGAACAGGTCGTCGCGGCCTATATGAAACTGCGCGATAAGAAGAAAGCTATCGAAGCCGAGGCTGATAGCAAAGTGCAAGAAATTGTGCAGAAGATGGAGAAGTTCGAGGCTTGGATCAGAGAGAAAGCCACCGAGCAAGGGGTTACATCTTTCAAGACCAATGCCGGTACTGCGTTCCTCACTACGGTAGACTTTGCTAACGTCGCTGATTGGGATGCAGTTCTGACATTCATCAAAACAAACGAAGCGTACGATATGCTTGAGCGCCGCATCAGCAAGACCGCAGTGCGTAGCTATATCGAAGCGCATAAGGAAGTACCCGCTGGTGTTAACTACGGCACCAAGCTGAGCGTCAATGTTCGTAAGCCAGCGGCGAAAGGAGAGTGAGGTGATGAGTAAGAAAAAGAATTGGAAGTCACCACAGATTCAACCGTATCCAAGTACAAACTCTATAACACCCGACGATAGCATGAACCCGTATTACACTTCGCGGGCAGTGTTCATGGTTTACGAAATCCAGAATGGCTACTTGCTTAGACCCGATACTAGAGACGAGGCTTCCAGCAAGCTGATCTACTGCAAGAGCATACCGGAATTGACAGAACAAATTCTGTCAGCACAGGCGCAGATGCGTCTTAACTTTAAGTAAGAGGACAACATGAGCAATCTTATTCCGACTAATCTTCAGGTTCCGGCTCACATCGCTAAGCGTATGGGTCAGCCTTCGGCTCTGGCTACCGCCATTATGAGTGGTCTTGGTGGTAGTGAATCGTTCCCGCGCATCTCGATTAAGGGCAGCCGCTTCCGTATCAAGGACGGTGACGCTGAGACTGTACTGGAAACCACAGCACTGGACGTTATCACTGTTGGTGCTAACCCGCATCCGTCGAAGACGTACTATGCTTCCGACTGGGACCCCAACGCTGACGCGTCTGCGCCTGACTGCTACTCGCTCAACGGTGTTCGTCCGAACCCCGACGTTAAGGAACCGCAGAATGACATCTGCGCTACGTGTGAGTGGAACAAGTTTGGTTCTGCCAAGAACGGCAATGGTAAGCGTTGCTCTGATAAGAAGCGTCTTGCTGTCGTCGCTGCCGACGATCCGACCGGCCCGGTCTATCTTCTTGAGGTAACTGCGACGGCTATGAAAAGCCTAAACGTGTATCAGAAAGAACTGATTATGCGTGGCATGGGACCGGAAGTTGTTCGTACTCGTGTGTCATTCGATACGAACGCCACGTATCCCAAGTTGCAGTTTGGCTTTGGCGGATTCTTAGATGAAGAAACTATTGATGCAGTTGCGCCGCTGTTCAACTCCGACAAAGTTAAGGAAATCACAGGTGAGACTGCTCCTGCAACGGTCGCAGCTATTCCCGCACCCGCAGAGGCTCCGAAGCCCGTGCTTGTCAAAGCAGCTAAGCCCGAACCTGTGCAGGTTGAGGAAGACGAAGCAGAAGAAGCACCTAAACCTATCCGTGGTTTCGGCGCTGCAAAGGCGAAGCCCGTTGCGCAAGAGCCTGCTAAACCCAAAGCAGCGCCTAAAGTCGCGCCTGCTAAAGCAGAGAGCGTTAACGATATAGCTGACGAAATCGCTGGTCTGCTGGGAGAGATGGACGCTGACGATGCTTAACCAAATTGACTTTGTTAAAGTCGAGACACTGCGTAAACATTTAATGTTAACGCAGAGCGATATGGCGCAGGTGTTTGGTGTATCTAGGATCACGTATCTTAGTTGGATAAAAGGTACACCACTGCGTCGGAAGAACTTGGCTAATGCAAAGCGTATCGTGCGGCGTATTCTTGGTCTTATTAAAGAGCATGACTGGCCGACGATAGAGGTGCGCAATTTAGAACATCAAGCTAGGCTTGAAAGACTGCTTGCAGCCCTCCGGTATAGCACGTAAACTCAAACATTCGGGGAGGTATTACCTCCCCGTTTCCATCATGCCGTGGGTAATACTATGAATACGTTGGAATTTCTTCAGCGCGTACTTCCGTCTGATGGATACTACGTTGCTGTTGCCATTAAGAATAAAAAAGTTTTGATGCAGCGTTTTGTGGACAACATAGCATCTCTAGAGACGCTAGTAGACGGTATCAGCAATGGTGGTGGCAATGCGTACTTCGCAGTTGCATCATTCAAGACGAGTACTGACGGAAGAAAACAAGATAATGTGCATAGCTTAAAGGCTTTGTATCTAGATATTGATTGCGGTGAAGACAAACCATACCTCACGCAACGCGATGGGCTTAAAGCCCTATCCAAATTTATTAAAGAGACTCAGCTTCCTATGCCTATGATTATATCATCGGGCAACGGACTACATACCTACTGGATTCTAGATCGAGAGTTGTCGCGCAGTGAGTGGCAACCACTCGCTGACGCTCTGAAGAGCGCAACGCAACAGCTTAAGTTCGAGGTTGATCCCGTGGTGCCAGCCGATAGCGCCCGCATACTGCGGCCAGTCGGGACTGTAAACACTAAGGGCGGTGAGCTTGTAACGAGTTTGTTAGCTAAAGCGGACACACACAACGTAGAAGATATTTATAGGATACTGTCGCCTTATCTTGTTAACCAATTAAGCACATCACCACCGAGCGCGCAGTTCACTCCGCTGATTGATCTCAGCACCAAGACAGAGTTCCCCCCGACCAACGCCGCAGCGATGGTGGATAAGTGCCAGCAGATTCGGTGGGGCGTCGAGAACCAGAAGAAAGTCCAAGAGCCGTTCTGGTACGCCATGATGGGCATCGCCGCCCACTGCGAAGACCCTGAAGCCACGGCGGTTGCGTGGAGCAAAGACCACCCGGAGTACAGCTACGACAGGACTATAGCCAAGCTAGAGCATTGGAAGTCGTCCGCATCTGGACCGACAACCTGTAATAAGTTTAGAGACCTGCGCTCAAGCGGGTGCGACAAATGTAAATTCAAAGGGGAGATAGCGACCCCTTGCCTGATCGGGCTTAGCCACAAGGCTGTGGATGTTGACGCCTCTGCACCGGATGAAGTGGCCCGCACTACGCCGTTACCAAAGGCGTATAAGCGCGCTGCTGACGGCGGCATTAAGCAGACCATCGACAGCACAGACGTAGATATATGCCCGTTCGATTTATACCCCGTCGGGTATGGACGCGACGAGGCTCTGGGCTATGAGACTGTGCGGTACAAATGGAAAAGACCCCACGCTGGCTGGCAACCATTGGTATTCAGGCAAGCGTACCTAGCTGATGGGAACCGGGAATTTTCATCAGCCATCGCAGACCAAGGTATTGTGCTACTCCACAAACACCAGACGGAAAAATTCCAGATGCTCCTTCGCACCTACATGGACGAACTCCGTAAGATGAAGGCCATGACCAACATCCACACTTCTATGGGGTGGAAGGAGAATAGGTCGCAGTTCCTGATTGGCGACACGCTGTTCAGACGACACGACGATGGCTCCGTATCGGAAGAACTTGTCTCAGTCTCGCAGACGACGAACCGTGCCGCGCCGAGTATGTATGGCGTATCCGGTACGCTGGAGGAAGCCACTGACTTCACCAACATTATTGATAAGGGCAGGCTACCCATTCAGGGGTGGACTATGATGGTCGGGCTGGCGTCCCCGATGTTCGAGTTCACAGGCATCAAGGGTCTAACGATTAACCTGTACGGCCCGTCAGGATCAGGCAAGTCATTGGCTCAGCACATGCTTCAGTCGCTATGGGGAAACCCAGACTTGCTGCACTACGCATCTAAGTTCACGCACAATGCCCTCTATGCCCGCATGGGTCTGTGCAATAACCTGCCTATGACCATCGACGAAGCCACCACGATGGCGGCGAAAGACATCGGTGAGTTCCTGTACGATGTGTCACAGGGTAGGGAGAAGGCCCGACTGACTAGGGCTGCGGAGGAACGCAACGCCCGTACGTGGCGGCTGCCCTGTATAACGTCTGCCAATAAGTCTCTGAATGCTGCGCTCATATCGACCGGCTTGGAGACAGACGCCCAGATGATGCGCCTCTTTGAGATTACAGTCTCGCCGCATCCGTTGTTCGTGAAGTCTACAGAAGCAGGACAACGTATTTATAGTTTCGTGTCAGTCCAATATGGGACTATTGGCCGCGCGTTTATCCGCAAGCTGCTTGAAATTGGCGCTGAAGACCTAGCCGTTATTATCGACAACCACAAAGCCGAGTTCACCAAGCAGTACAACTGCAAGTTCGAAGGCACCGAACGGTTCTGGGAGCAGAGCGTTATCCTCGCTGACCTAGCTGGTAAACTCGCCTGCGAGTGGGGTCTGTTTAAGTTCGACTATACCAAATGCACCACGGCTATCCTGTCTCAGATGGGTGCGATCCGTAAGAACGTCCAAGAGAACGCCTCTGACTCCTTCGATCTAATCAATGAGTACCTTAACGAGTTTGCTGGGGCGTCGATCACCGCTTCGCATACTGGTGCAGACAAAGTGTACGTTGACACCACTCGGCTACCACGCGGGGATGTGCGTATTAGATTTAACCTTTACCGTCCGACGCACTCCGACCCCTATGATCGTGGCGTTGTGCTGCTAGACAAAGCGCACTTCAAGCGGTGGCTCTCTAACAACGGAGCCGATATTCGTACGGTAATGAAAGAGGTCATCGCAGCGAACGCAGACGCTACACCCCAGATCGGCAAGGCGTATCTCGCCAAGGACTCGTCGATCAAGCTGGGTCAGACCTATGTGATTGGCATCAGCCTGCAGCACCCGCGCCTTGTCGGCATACTCACCGACAAGGACGACAACGCGATCAATAATGAACTAGCTGGACTGGCAGTTCTTAGGGGTGGGAAGGCAGATTAATCTGCCGCCCCTTCTGCGGATAGCGCCTTGAACTGTTCTGCGAACCTGCGCTCACGCGCGACCTGTTGTTTCGGCGCGCTCTTCAGATTCACCAACGCCGAGGGTTTGAGGCCGACGCGCTTCTTGGCGGCTTGAAGAGCCAGCCATTCAGACTTGGCGGCTTCGACACCAGAACTATCTCCAGCGCGTTGAGCCGTTACGAAGTCGCGGCGAATCTCAGTTGTGCGTTCAGTGAAGTACTTGTCGTACTCATACATCTCTTGGCGTTTGCGCCGGACGTTAGCCATGCTGGTGGACGTAAAGCCAAGTCCCTGCAACGTGCTGTCAAGAAGCGAGAACTCCTCTGGTGAGACGACCAGATCACCATTACGGCGCGTGACGCCCTTATCAAATGTCTCGCGGTACGCCCGCATCGCGCTCTTGATTCCGTTGGGCATCATAAACTCAACGCCCTTCCAGTAATCTCCTTGCGCCATCATGCCCATGCCGTCTGCGAAATTGGCGGCGGTACCCATGAGCGGACCACCAATGCCAAGAAGTGTACGACCCAGACCTTCACGCGAGGTAAGATCAATGTCAGTGTAGGGCAGCGGAGAGAAGACGTTACCCAGACCAAGTTGGCCAGACACATCGACGCCAAGACCAGCCGGGACACCTTTGAGGATTGTGTCAGCTAACCAGCCGTCTCCGATGATCTGGCGAAGGAAGCGTTCCTCGTTCACTGGTTCGTCTGGTGGTCCGAAGATAGCCGCGAGAATGTAGGACATAAGCGTAGCCGCTGGCAGACCAAGCGCACCAGTGAACACAGCCGTCTGACCAAGCACATTACGCATAACTGCACGGGCAATTCGGCGTTCGTCGGGAGTCGCACCAGCAAACATATTGTAGCCGTTGCGAATCAGCAGCGCAGCCTGCATGACTTGGTATTTGCGGAACTGAGTAACCACTTTGCTGAAGGCGAACGCATTGAAGTAGCGCGGCGCGTTCAGACTAGAGTAGTCGCCCTGCGTCTGGCTAAGGACTTCAGCCGCGTAGTTCAGCGCCTGTTGGTTAGATAGTTTCCCATCAGATTTAGCAAGACGATACGCAGCCATACCAGCCGTAACACGGTTGGCGACTTCGACCTGACGCGTCAAGGCCGTCAGTTTGTGCATAACATCTTGGATAGTCTTTTGCGGACCACTGGATTTGAAAGTCTCCCAGTACCCAAGGTCATAGCCCATACCGATATCGAGCAAGCCGTTGTCACGCAGCGTCGTCAGAACATCTTGCTCTTCCTTGGAGTATGCCGAGCCATCCAGCTTGCGCATTCTGGCTATGTCGAACTCGCCGCGCATGAACTTGTTGAAGTCGCCTTTGTTCTTGAACAGGCTCGTACCAAGTTCTTTATACGTACGGTTAATCTCGTCGGACGTACGCCCATAGCCATAGCGCGCTGACATATACGGAAGGCTCAGCATGTAAGTCTGAGTCGCGTTCTGCAGGTAGTAACGTGGCAGCGTGAGCAGCGTCCACATGGAGTTGAACGCCATCAACTTGTCCTGCAACGGCGTCGGCGTATAGGTCAGTCCTTGGACATGGCGTCTTAGCACTTCATTCAGCGCCCGCATACGATCCGCTTTGGTGCCTTTAATCCCAGCAGCCGCAGCTTCTTCGTCGGACATACGAGCCTGACGGCTCATCTCTTCCAGCGTGTTAGCCACATCGCTGTCGTTGGTCATCGACGCAATGAAGTGCGCATCAGCCGTACCCTTGGTGGCGAATGCTCGCAGCATATCGTCGTAACCCGCAACGCCAGTGCGCGCGAGTTGATGGCGGCGGGCGCTGTTCTCAGCAAGCGTACCGATATACAGGTCGGTAATAAGCTGGTTGATACGCTCAATTTCTTGAGGCTGGAGGTCAGCAGCAAGGTCTTTCTCCACCAGCGTCTTAATACGCTGGAGGTTCAGCCATGCAGGGACATCAACTTTGCCCGGAGAAAGCTGACGCTCAAACGCTTCAGTAAACATATTAGGGAACTGCGCTTTCAGTTCCTCTTGCTTCTGCATCGCAGCGCCGAGTGACTCAGAGAAGATCACGATGTAACTATCAGGATCAGCGCGCAGCGTTTCGAGTTCTTCCTTCTCTTCAGGCGTACGATCCATCGCTGGGATATTTTCCAGTTCGCGGAACCGTGCAGACTTACCAACGGTGACGAACTGTCCGAAGCGGGACAGTGGTGCATACGGACCTTCGCGCTCCTTGAAGATGGTACTCATAAGCTGCAATCTACGTGCAACATCTTCTTGGCGCTGCTGCTTAACGTCTGCCGGAAGCGAAGCGTACTCAGGTCCCGTAAGCTCGCCCCTAATCTTATCCACAATAGCTTGACGCATACGCTTCGAGGTCTTGAAGCCATGCTCGAATATCTGATCCGCCACACGCTGAGCATTTTCAGGCAGCGCTTCGTACTGCTCTTTGGCAGTCGGGTCTATTACAACTTGTTTACCAATCCATGTAGGCTGGTATCCCCATGCTTGGTCAATAGTGCTGCTGGCTAGAAACTTATTCAGAGCCTCGCGTGCGTCACCAAGATCACCAGTCTGGAGCATGATCTGATCGACTTCCTGACGCAGCTTATTCGTCAGGGTCATACGATTAATCATAAAGTCAAAGTAGTTCTTCACCGCTGGCAGCATAGGGCTGATCCAGTCCACAAGGTCACGACCAAAGGACATGCCGTATGAGAATTTCAGTGCGCCATCACGGATGTTTCTAGCGATTGAGAGTGCAGCCGACTGCATCGGAGCCGGAACTGCACTAGCTACGAATTGCCTGATTGACTCATCTGTGCTGCGTTGCTCTGGCGTAGCAGCCGTGTCCTCCATCGGAGCAATGCCGCCACCGCCGGGAGGAGTCGTATCCTCCTTGATACCGAGGATTTCAGAGAAATCTGGACCGCCAAGATTGTTGAGGAAGTCCGTGACATTCTGAGTAGGCATACCCTCTTTGCGGCCAGCATCGAACAGCTTGCGCATAAGCCGACCAAGCGTCGAGAAGAATTGTTCAGTAATCGTCAGCGGTTTGCGCTGCGTCGTGGCCCACTTGGATACCTGATCGGCAAACCATTCGCTAAAGCTATCCCAGTAATCAGGCTGTCCTCTAAACATTTCTCCAGCCGACGCACGACCACGCGCACCCATAGACCGTATAGATTGTTTGGCTCTCTGCGGCGTACGGAGTAATTGCATCCACTCCGCCATGGTAGGCAACGGATATTTAGGATCGGCTTTACGTAAGAATTTTTCAAAGTCACTCTTGATAGCAGCCTGAACTTCAGGCGAAGCGTTGGCGAAAGCATTGAACTCTACGCCATGACCAATTTCATGGGCAATGACTTCGAGCGCCAATAGGTACCGGCGACCACCAGCTTGACGGACAAAATCTTGGTTGAACAGAACCACATCGGTGCCGTCACTTAATCGCAGATATAGCCCTCGTGTAGAAGAACTAGCATCTAGCAGATATTTACGTAGTGTACGTTGGAGTTCCGATAACTGCGTATTGCTTATACCAAACTGCTTGCCAGTCTTAGCGTCGATAAGCCGTTTCAAATCCACTTTGGCTATAGAACCAAAGAGAATCTTGCGATTGCCAAAGCCAAGTGCTTTTGTCAGTGCAGACACGTAGTTGGTAAGTCGTGCATCAACATCAGCGATAGTCGTGATGTTACCAACCTTAGTGCCAGCAGGAGTAGACGTAATTACTTCTTCCGGCTGCGGCCCGCCTTCGACAGGGATATTGCCACCGCCTGTTTCACCGCCGCCTTCTTGGACTTGGGGCGCGACGTTCCGATTTTGCCCGACGCCTGATACTTGTCCACCAGTTCCTGTATATTGCGGCTGACCACCTTGTTGGACTTGCCCGACTTGAGCGGCATTGGGAACCTCCACTGGTTGAGTAGGAGCGACAGCCGCAGGAGCGACGGGCGCAGGCGCGGGAGCGGGAGCAGGGGCGACAGGAACTGTCGTGGGGTCTGCTATATACCCATCAAGCTGTTTGAGTAGCTTCTCGCCAGCGTTGATGTGGCTCTTGACGATTCGCTCAGCTTCTTTGTACGTGATGCCCTGCGCCTGAGCCATCTGAGTAAGCCGCGCCATGGCAGCCTTCGACGGACCGAGAAGTTTTTTCCGTTCCCTCTGTTCAGCAGCGACAAACGCACGTTGACCCTGAAGGTCTTGGACAGTCGGAGTCTCTGTAAACTCAAGCGGCTGCACAGGGAGAAGCGTAGCCTTAGCAGCTTCACGACGCGCGTTCATCGCAGTCGTCTCAGCAGCCAGAGCAGCACGACTCTGTATCTGCTGCGCGCCAAGTTGGCGAACGATCTGCGCGCCACGACGAAGCCTAGAAACACCGCCTTCCAGTGGCATTTCTGTCTGTGTCTCCACAAGCGGAAGCTGCAGTTGGATCGGCGTAGTAACTGGTATCGTAGCAGGAGTTGGCGCAACGCCAGCACCCCCTTGGAGCGGCAGTGGAATCTGCTCACCGGGGGGAGTCTGAAGTACACCTTCTGGGAAACCAAATAGCGGCAGTCCTTCGACACCGACCTGCGCGGGCATTGCAGGCGTAGGTGTGGGAGCAGGAGTCGTGGGCGGTGCAGCGGCAACGCCACGTAGAAGATTCTGTTGCCCAAATGGTAACGTCGGCTGTTCTGCAAGACGTTGCGCCATAGCCTCAGACCGACCAGTAGTCGTCAGCCTTCCAGCAGCGTCGATAGCTGCGATAGCTTCACGCGCCCTAGCAATCTGGCTTGTCAGCCTAGAAACGCGAATCGGATCAAGAGACCCAGCACCAGCAGCGGCAGCCTCAAGCTGGGCATTAGACTCAGCGATCAGACCTTCGAGGCGACGGCGTTCATCAATGGCGGCGAAGTCAGTCTCACGAGCAGCGGCAAGCGTCTCACCTGTGGGCTGCATAGCTAACGTCGGAGCTACGCCGAGTTCAGCACCGGGGAACAGTTCGCCCTGTGCGCCCGGTTGCGGCCCAACAGTCGGAGCCTCTGGCTTCTGAGCGCCAGCAGTCTCAAGCAGATTGGTAGGTTTATTAGTCGCAGTACCAACCTGTGGCTCAGCGCCGAACGCAGCGCCGAATGCACCACCAAGCACCGCGCCAGCACCAGCGGCTATGAGGGCAGACTCGCCATACTTCTCAATGACGTACGGCGCAAGCGCCTTCCAATCTGAAGCGTTAAGCTGACGGCGGAACTCAGGATCAAAGATCGCCTGCTGCGCAAGTTGCGTAGCGCCTTCGGCAAATGCTTCAGAGGCAGCGCCCTTGGCAGCACCGGTCGCAGCACGACCAATAGCAGAACGGGTGATCTGCTCACCGACGTTCTTAACTGCATCCCTAAAGAACGGGGAGAAGCCAGACGCAATCTTACCTTCGGCAAACGTCTGTAAGAGCGTCGTACCACCAGCAGCAATGGCTATGTCAGCGCGAGTCGCCGGGTCATCCAGATTATAAGCGGGGGTGCCATCCGGGTTCTTGGCGTTCTTCGCCGCCTCATAGAAGTTCTGGAACTCAGACGGATACGTTGACGCAGCGAGGCCAGTCAGTGCGCCGATTGTACGAGCGCGCCCAATATTAGCAGCAGCGCCAGCAACCCGAGCAGCGGCAGCAGCGCCCCCAAGAGCGCCAAGACCACCAGAGACAAGTGAAAGACCAACAGAAGGAATACCCTGAGCAACGGCGTCCCATATGTTTGACAGCGTCGAGTTCGACTGCTGTATCAGCGCAGATCGTTCTTGCTCAGCTTTGGTTTGGCCAAACGTACGCTCAGCAAAACCGGCAATCTCAGCGCCGCGAGGAGAGCCGATGGTTGATAGTATATCACCAACGCCACCGATTGTCTGCTCAGCTAGACCACGCGCACCGAGAGCGACGTTCTCCCCGAAACCACGAGGTGTCTTTAGGTTCTGGATGTACTGGTTGTACGCCTGCGGAGAGACCGGTTGCCAGTCCGTAGCGACATTAGCCGGAGCAGGCTGGGGTGCCTGACCAAGAAGAGACTGCGCCTGTACAGCAGAGCCAACATCTCCGCGATCAAACGTCATGCCACCAACAAACATCTTGTTGGTGGACGGGCTAAACGCGATGCCACTATATCCTTCAGTCGGCGCGCGAGCAGGCTTGATCTGCGCCAGCATCTCAGCGGGCGTCGTCTGCATACGCTCAATCGTACGCTGGGTTTCTAACCCAACAACGTCCGCGCCCGTCGCTCCAAGATTGCCTAACCCAGATGCTTGCGTAAGACTCTCTGGACCGCGAGCAATCTGCAGACCCAGTTCAAGTGTGCTGGGAGAGTAGGTCAATCCATTAGCCATGTCGGTCTCTTACTGAGTAGGAACAGCGCCAGTATAGGGAGTGCGAATAACGCGGTAACGCGGACCACTCTTGGGGTCAGCAGGATTAATAAGCACCGGCTTTCCATCAATGCCTATTTCGGGTTCAGTCGTCAAATAGGATCGTATGTTGCCAGCTTCATCGTATTCGATAAAGCCTGCGCCGTCACCGGTCTTCTCTAGCTTGACCTTCGGATTGTCCCGTTTGAACTGGAGTTCAGCCAGCTTATTGGTTAGTTCTCTAATCTGCTGAACAGACTGCTTCTTCGTCTCTTTATAGATATCCAGCCCGGCCTTGGCGACTTCCTGCTGGTAGGCGATCTGCGCCTGCCGCTGCGCTTCCACTCGCTTCTGGAAATCTTGGTCAAACGCCATACGGAACTGCGTTGACAGTTCATCGCGGGTTAGGCCATCGGCAGTCTTACGCTTACCGTCGTAGATATTAAATCTACCATCCGTGCGCGGTTCAATCGACATACGACCGCGCGTCATCTGGTTAAGAATGCCAGCCATTGGCGCAACGTCACCGGCATTGAAGCGGGTTAGCGCGTCCATACGCCCAAGCAATTCGACCTCAGTTCCGAACGCGGCGGTCTCAGCCTGAATCTTATCCATCGCCCCGACATCGCCGGTAAGCTGAGCGCGACGGTAGGAAGACTTCAGGTACTCAGCTTTGCGACGAGCATTGTCCATCGACTGCGCAACACGCACCGGCTCAAGAAGCTCAAACGTATTGGCTTCCCCGACGGCAGCAGGCGCACCAGTCTGCACACCGGGAGGCGTAAAGATAGACGCCGACGGCGCAGCCGGAGCGGGCGCAGTAGTCAAAGCAGTCGGAACTTGAGTCGCAGGAAGCGGAGACTGCAGAAGCGGCTGCGTCGGGAGCGGACCAGTCGGCGCTGTGGGAGTAGCAGCTTCGCCGGGACCACCGGGAGCGCCGTAACCAGCGGCGACTAGGCCACGCCCAAGAAGATATTTAGCATAGGTATCCCACGCAGTTCCCATACCAGTAGCCGACTCGGTAGGAGCAGCTTCACCGGCAGTCATTGGAACGCCACCGGTCGATACAGGAAGCCCAACGAACGACGGAATAGCGCCGACTTGCGGAGCGCCAATCGCCATCGGAGTAGGCTGAGTCTCGATCCCTTGAGCAAAGGCCGGAACAGTCGCGCTAGGCGTAGCGACACCACCATGGCGGCTCATGTAGCTGGCGAGCGAAGTGCCTAACTGATCCGCAGGGTTGTACTTACCACCGGTCTCAAGGAACTGTTTAAGCCCACCTTTGCCACCAAGATGCGCGACAGCCAGCATACCTTGTGGCGTTACAACAGCGCCATCAATCGTTTGGCCAACATACTTACCAAGTCCTTCACGCTGGATGAAGTTATTGATGTCGTTGAAGTGCCAAGCCTCAACGCGATTCTGAAGTTCAGGATTGGAAGCAAACTGCTGCGCAGTCACACCGGATGGAATAACGCCAGCGGCAGCGGCGTCGGCCAAACGCTCAGGTCCAAACTGAAGTCGGCCAGCGTAACCGTAGGGATTAATAATGTCAGTGCGTCCGCCGCTCTCGGTCTGCACCAGAGACTCAGGTGCGCCAGTCGCAGTAAACCCCGGCTGTTGCAAACCGGGAGCAGTCGGACGAAGGCCAGCGCCAGTAGCAGGCGTGGTCATACGCATACCCGGCGTGACGAGTGGCATACCAAGGGCTTCTTGGGTACGGCCATACTGCTCTTGGTCACGACGCCACTTCTCAGCAGCTTGTTGCTGTGCAAGCTCTAGTCCAGCCATTCGATATGGCTGTTCCATCGCAGCGAACTGTCTCGCCTGCTCATACGCACCTTGCTGAAGTTGCGTCATCGCAATATCGGCGGCAGTCTTTTGCCCTTCTTGGAAAGCCGTAGCAGTCCTCGCGCCGGTTGGCACCACTGAACCGAGATTTGAAAGATACTCAATGCCAACGGCCATGATAGGCTCCAGACTTAACCGAAGAGGCTTTTAAGAGTCATAGGGCCACCGCTCGTAGCGGGGCCAAACAACCCACCAACGGCGCGAGCCGTTTCCTGCTGATAAGTCTGCTGGCGTTTCTCAGGCAGACCAGCAAACATAAGGCCAGCATATGCAGGACCAGCGGGAGCTTCAGTCGGCATAGCCGCAACGCCCATCTGCCTGATCTTAGCAGCACGTTCATAGTCGCGGTTAACCGCCAGCGTACCTTCACGAGTTCCAGCAAGAGCAGCCTGCCGCTCCGAAACAAGCCGCGACTCTGGAGTGCTTGCACCACGGAGTGCAGCGGCCCTCTCAGCTTCGCGGAATCCGCGCTCGACACGCCCAGTAACGTCAGCAAATGCCTGCTCAGGATTAGGCGTACCCATATTAATTAGCTTCTGCGCTTCGCTAACCCGTTGGTTAAACAGGTTCTGATTAGTCTGAGCAAGTTGCGCCGTCTCGATGAGGGCTGCCTGCTCCGCAGGGGTAAGACCTTCCTGTGGTTTATTGAACATCGTCATAGCCAGATTAGCCAGACCCGGCACAGAGACGCCACCAGCAAGCTGCTTGCCCAAGTTCAGAATCGTACTGCTTACGCCGCCAGTAGCAAGACCTGCAGCAGGAGCGGCTGCTCCAATCGTACGAACCGCAGTGGTCCCCAAACCACCAATAACGCCGACGGGTGCTGCACCTGTCGCGCCGACTGTGCCAGCCGCAGCAGGAGCGCCAGCGCCAAACAATCCACCAGCCGTACCGCCTGTACCGCCGAAAAGACCACCTAAGCCACCTGCGCCAGCAAAACCACCTAGACCACCACCTGCAGCACCTAGTAGCGCCCCGCGCCCACCTCCAGTAAGCGCACCTGCGCCCGCACCAAGGCCAGCGCCAACGAGCGCACTACCCATGGCTCCAAGGCCAGCGACTACCGGAAGGGCCGCAGCAATAACAGGCGCTACGAATGGGATGGCTACCGCCGCTGCGACTCCGAGAACTGTTTTAACGCCTTTGCTCATCTCTAGTTCCTCAGAGCGTCATGCGCACAAAAGTGCAAGATTTATTGAACCCAAACTTAGACATATACAAGTTAGCCAATCTTGGCTGTGAATAAGCGTCAAGAAATTGCACGTCATTAGCCCGTAACCATTCAAGGATAGGTTCCCAGAATGCAGACTTAAACGCCATGAGATTCTTTCCCGCCATAGCCACTACATCAGCACCCTTTTTCCCGTAGGTCGTATGGAACTGAATGGCTAAAACTGTGTACAATCGTCCGAGGTCAAAACAAGCAAAGATTACGAGTTTATCCTCTTGACTTAATTTATAAATGTCTTCCGCTGAAATATCAACGGCAACCTCGTTAGCTTCACACGCTTTCGAAAGCAGTGGCTCCATCTTAGGCCAGAGTTCAGTCACGCGCTCTGGGGTCAGCATCTCAATCGTCAGCTTACTCACGATCACCCCGGTACTTGGCGACTAGGCTATCGAAGAACTCAGTGCCTTTCGCTCGAACAACTGCAGCCGGAATGACATACTCACCAGTATGCGCCATGATCGGAACAGGTTCGCTCTTGGCCGGGAGTTCCCCACCTTTAGCCATCGACGGCATAGGTCCAACCTCGGCAGACGAGACACCACCCGTCTGGGTAGCAGCGGGCATGAGCGCCGGATTTTCAGCAACAGGTTGACCCATCTGACCCTGCGACTGCGGAGCGCCGCCCTGCGACGACATCGCTTGACCGACGACAATGAGCGTGAACAGCAGACCCGGATCGAATTGCTGGCTGATATCCTGCGGCGTAGCCAATCCCTGCTGGATAGCCACGTTCCTAAGTTGCGGATACATATCAGGATTCTGCAACGCGACGGTCGCCATCTGGACGAGGGTGTTCAGTTCCTGCTGCGTCAGTTCACCAGACTGCATGGCCTGTTGAATAGCCATCTGGATTTCCTGAACCTGACGCGGATTGCGCTGCACGAACCGTTGCGCTTCCATCTGAATCTGCTGCGGGGACAACCCACCAGCAGACGGAGCAAGGCCCGGCTGCCCACCCGCAGGAGCAGGAGACGGAAGATCAGGGCGAATCGGAGCGCCACCAGCGCCAACCATGCCGCCTTCTTGGTATGACGGCATCGGCTGTGAAGAACCCATAGGTGTCATAGCCGTCGTGCTAAGAGCAGACGAGAGGCCCGCCGACGGCGGCTGCATCGGAGCCTGAATAGCCCCCATATTCAGAAGGCTTTCGAGCGCCGGAGGCAGGTCCAGCGAAGTGGTATCCATAGGCTGGGGGGTCTGCATAGCCATCTGAGGTCCTTCTTGGGTAACTAACCCACCTTGTTGGTATGATTGGTTTGCCGGGATTCCTAGTCGTATATTAACAGGTCTGGACGCGCTAGGTAAATACTTTCGCATGGCCGTATCAAGAAATTGAACGGGCGCATTGATAAGGTCGGACGCTGAGAGAGTCTCAGAACTTTCTGTATTCATACGATTAAAGTTGTATCTATCTACAGCGACAGGACCCTCTGGCGTTTCAACAACTTGATATCGACCTAGCAGTGTAGACATGCGAAATTCTGGATCGGTAAGCGTACGCGATATAGCCTGCCCGACTGGCACTGTATCAACACCACTACCACGGGGAGAATAACCAACAGACGTACGGTCTCTAGTTGTCTGATAACTCTGCAGCTTTTTCTGTACATCAGCGTAAGGGACTGTGCTCTGCGATGGCACCCCCTCTGAAGAAATCTGCATCTTTCCCACTAACGGGTTCTTCATATACTCAGCCTCGGAAGAACCGAGGCGTTTTACTAGTTCTGATTCGGCAGCGACATTGCGACCGCGAGTTTCTTCGTACTGCCGCCGCAGAAATGCGAGATCAGCCGGAGTCAAATCCTGCTCAGTAATGGGAGCCGTAGACCCCATAGCAGTCTCAGCTAGAATCCGTACATTTGATGGGACCAAGCTATTATAGACTTCTCTACCGATGGATCGCTCAGCCATATCAAGCCTTTATCTGTGCGATAAGAGTAGTAACAACAGCGCGGAGTTGGGCCACGTCGTTTGCTAACCTCTGCATATCTTGTATAGTTGCCGCATTCTGAACTCCGCCGAGGACATTTGTCCACGACACAGAATTTGTGTTTAAGACGGATACTCCAGTCGGATTTATCATCTCGCCAGAGGCATTAAAAGTTCTAAAGTCGCCAACGTCTACGGCTGCATTAGTCTGCGTAACCGCAGTAATAGTCGGCAGCGGTGGCGGATTTACAGTAAATTGAGCTTTGATTAACGCTTTACTGGCAAGATCATTCTCACCGCGCGAACCGGTCAGAAGCTCTACGTTCTGTTTAAGCGCGCTAAGAGTGCGAAGATTCCACTCCTCGACACCGGACTGCGGTAAAGACGGGATACCAGAAAATCTAGACATCATACTTCCTTAAGCGCCGTCGGTGTTTGCGCAAGATGTATCGCGCGTACACGGACGCTACTTTCGATTTCGACTTCAAACGTATCAGACTTATAACCTTGCGGTAATCTGAATGTGCCGCTATCTAAAAGCGGTTTTGTAAACTTCAACGTCTTATCTACGTATAGCTTAAAGGTAAGCGCAGAATTCACAAACCATGGTGTAGTCTCTACAGACCATAGAGCGTCGGCAGTGTCCCATTCTAGAATGTCATAAGTCGATGGATAATCCGCAATGACGCGCGCGGCCCCGATATTTATTGGCACGTCGGTTTTATATACCTTCGATTTCCATCGCATTGTATCATTAGGCTGCCCTATATTGTCCCAGCGATAGATGTAATTATCCGTTGGAGAGACTGCATACAGAGCGTTATTGGTTGTGTCATACCAAGCTGCCGAAAATGCAAAATCATCATCAACGAACGACGGGTTTCCCTTGTCACCGGGATCAAAAATAATTGACGCCGTACTATGAGAAGCAAAGTACGTATCTTTATACATAACTCCGACAAGCGTATCGGGATCAAGCGAAGCGTTCCAAGTATCGCTACTATGTAGCGCACGAGTTATAAGCTGCGCACCAGCAGACGGAGCAAATACAGCCAGCCCGTCATGAGTAGCATATACAACACCGAAGTTTGTCTCGACGATGCTCTTACGATTAAGACATGGGTACCGCGAAGGGAGACGCGCCTGCGTCAGAACAGCCGGGTCGCTACCGTCTACGACGTAGGGGTACGACTCAGTAAGCACCAAGAGTGTACCGCCAACAGCAGCTAGGCCAACGATGGGGCTTTCAAACGACCGCTTGTACGCGCGCGGCCACGCGTGGAACTGATTTGGTTCCGAGAAGTAAACATCATTGCCAGAGAACCCAGCCATAATATTATTCTGAAGTATAACCAAACCCTTCAGATCATCCGGAGGTGCCGTATAGTTATCAGTTTGCAGCGTGTTTGATAAATCACGATAGTCAAAATCATCGGTAAATGTATATACACCACCGTCGCCCCAATAACGGGCAGGTTTATCTGTGCTTTCGGCTACGTCATAATAGAGTGTGCCGGTTGACATGATCGAGCTACTAACGTCTGCTCCAACTTGTGCATATTCAAAAGTATATTGATCTATTACACTCGTAACTATGCCATCAGTTATATCAAAAGTTGGATTCGCCATATTGGATAGTTTGAACCTATCCTCTTCTAGTAGATTATGAGGGTACGTAAAAGTAACGCGCGATACATTTGCCGTACGCTGCACTCTAGATGCCGAATTTGGAAACCAGAGTGTGGCAAGTCTGAAATACTCTGTCTCAGTAGTACCAGCCAATGTGCGATAAAGTCGTATGCCGCGAATAAAGTTTTGCCCCGTCGGAGCCGACGACGGTAGATTAGAGACAGTGACGATCTGGCCTTCTTTAATGAAGATAGTATCAGATGGGTCGGACCCGATAGATTCTTCAGCCCACGGGGTGTACCACGTATAAACGTAGTTACGAGATTGAACCTGTGCGCCAAGGTCAATAACGGCTCCACCATCAGCGCCAGAGGCAACGACAGGTCCGACCGAATAATATGTGAACGTGGTTGTGCTAGTGACAGTGACGGTAGCAATCGTATCGAACGTACTGTCTGAGAACCCAGACATTGAGACCGTCGCACCATCCTTGATATTATGCGCACTGGCCGTCGTTATAGTCGCGTTGTATGCACGGTCACGCTCTCGCGTCACACCAGTAATAGCTGAAAATGCTGTAGCCACAGCAGTGGCTTTAGCAGTTGGGAGCGGAAGCCCAAGCTCGTAATAACCCGTCGCAGACGGGTACGGCCCACTACCAGAAGTGGCAAGCGAATAAGTGGTTACTTTAGGTACGCCATCTCCAGCATAGTAGAACCGTTGTTCATCAATCTGGTCAGCAGCAGGAGTGACAATCGCCACATCACTGGTCCATGACAGCCATACAATGGCATCTGACGTAGGATTTCGTAATGCGTACAATGTACGCACTGTTCCGGTACGATTAGTATTAGCGACCTGAACGATCTTCGGGTACGGAATAAGATCGCCGGAGTACAGCTTACAATTTCTTGCAATCTGCGCTGACGTAGCAGGGAGCAACTCCGGGGAAAGCCTCGGAGCCGTACCTTGAAACCCGGCGATCTTAATCGAAGCCATGATTAGCAAGCCTTCGGCATAGATTTAACCATACCGCCTTTTTTCATACTCATCATCTTTGACTTCTTGGTAACCTTAGCCTTCGGCATCATGGCTTTGCTTTTCGTGACCATGCCACCGGCTTTATAGCTCATCATCTTCTCAGACACAGACTTCTTCATCATGATCCCTCACAGTAGGCTTTGCGGCGCGCATTGTGCGCCTTCACTTCCTCAATGGTCTGGTCAGTGTCCTTCTTAGACCATGAGATCGAACGCCAGACTAAGCAGCTAGTCTCGGCGGTGGCCGTCGTCTTCGCGCAACCCTCCAGCAGCGGAGTCGCCACGAGACTTAGCATCAGCAGCCAACGCATTTTCTAGTCTCCTACGGGCGTCGTCTTCTTGCGCCTTGCGTAGACCGCTCTCGCCTTCCGTACGACCCTTCTCTTCAGCCATGCGGATAGCAGCCCACACAGCCATAAAGAGAACAGCGATAAGAACAGCAAAAAACGTAATCGCCGCAACAAACGTGTACATTATTTTTCGCCCGGAGGCGTGGTCGTGACCGAACGCATGACGGCCATGACTACCGACATGACGATAATCGACCACCCAGCTTTAGGGTCCTTGAGGAACGAGTTCCAATCGACAATAGCCAGCGCGCCAAACGCCGCCGTCAGAGCCGAGATAAGATAAGTGCGCCAGCCTATTGCCATAACTCTCTCCATTCGTGAGCCGCAACCATACCAAGTTTGGCTGCGACAGATGCGGTCAATGCCGCGATACCAGCGACCACCAGCTTCATAAAGAACTCGTAGTGGTCAGGGTGCATCATTAGTTGCACGGCCTTGATGTATTGTCACGAGCGATACACTCGACATATTTCAGGTCAGCGCATCCGCCCAGCAACAGACAAAGGATAAGGGCTAATCTCATTTTGGGTCCGGGTATTTACGCGCTGGCAACTGCCAGTGTGGGCCATCTTTGAAGGTCTTCCAGTCGCCGCCCCATTCAACCGGAATGCCGACATCTTTGGCGGCCTGTTTCACGGTCGCGGCAAGCTGGAAATAAAGCGGCCAATCCCAGCGAACCTGACCGGCGACGAACGGCGCAATGTCAACGGCAAAACCGTGAATGTGCCGCGATTTCATCGTCTGCGACGCACCTTTTTTGACCAGTTCGCGTTGCCGCGCGACCGACCGGACGCCTTCAAGCACCTTAAAGTCAATCTTGGTGATCTGGATAGCGCGGCGTATAACCTTTACAAGATCAGGATGGACGCCGCGTAGCAGCATTTCAGAATGCGCGCCAAGTTTATAGGCCATTATTTATGCCCTTCTTTTTCGAGCCGTGTTTCAATCCGACTGACAATCTGAAGGATACTATTCAGTCGCTCATCGGTCCTCGTCTGATTCATTTCCAAAGCCCGAATGCGCGTATCCGATGCTGACTGCATCATCTCTAATTCTTTAATCCCCTTATGGGTAGCATCGCTACGCTCGTTCATTGATCCCCATGCAATAGCAGCAGTAATCCCCATGGCCAACATAGTGAGTATGTTCCCAATAGATAAATCCCAACGAATATAGGGGCTATGATCTTCGCTCATACGATTGACCCCCAGTCTTCGTTGTTACCTATGGCGTCTATAATGCTCTGCGCAGTTACTCTTGATTCAAACCTAGCACCAGCGGCAAAAGAACTAGCGGGCGTACCTTCTTGTGCGCGAACAATAGTGAATGTGTCATCTGTTCTAGCTGTACACTTAACAATCTCATATGTACCAAGTGTAGATGCTAGAGTAGCATAGAAATGCTCTCCGGTAGAAAGCGTTGGAAATCTTGCACCTTCGCCAGATTGCAACACTGCACCAACATCAGATGCACTAATGGCCGAAGCCAAGTAGCCGACGGCATTGTTCTTTAATTTAATCGTCACTGATCCTACTCCAGTAGCAGTGCATTCGTGCTGTTTATATACCCAACACTATTGGTGAGTATAACGGCCACAGTGTCCTCTTATGCAAATCTAGGAAACTGCACTGCCATCATACCGCGCATATTAGCAAGATTCGCTCTAGCTCTACGTTCAGTCGTTTCGAATAGGCATTGGCGAGCGTGATACGTAGCCAACTCCCGATCAGCCCAAACAACATTTGGTAGGACAAGAAGTTCCTGTAACGCCCGATGAATGATCGCACTTTCAAGCTCGTCAAGTACAACGCTGTCCATACCGGAAGCGTCACGCTTTGGCTTAAGCGCATAAAACATCCGAATAGTGTATGTCTTATCGTTGTCCGGTAACGGCAGCACAACGTATTTGTCAGGCGTGATCTGACATATTGACCTTGGCTCGGTACCATCTGCAACAATAGAGTCTGGTAACGTGAAGGTCGGCTGCTGATTAAACTGCTCAGAGTTAAACTCTGCGTTATTAAACGCTGTGCTAGGCGTAAGACTCCAGACAACAGAAGCTGGTTGTCCGCTATAGATATCCGCCCATTGCGGATAGTTCATAAGCGCCTGCTCAAGTATGAGTTTCTCTAAGGGCATGTTGTTCACCATCGCATCGAACAAGACATGCACATCAGCATTAGTAGGTTTATTATATACGTATTCGAAGACACCCGGCTCAAGAGCAAACGTCGGCTGAACGTATCTCCACATAAGTGTGCGTTCACACAACTTTATTGCTGCGTCTCTTATGTATTCGATAATTAGCGGCTGCGGACAACCCGGAACACTAGGGCTAACTTTCGAGATAAGAGTCGTAAAGGCGCGATCAGCCATTAGATCACCTCGCCTATGATCTGGTCAGTCCGTGAAGGTTTCATACCAGCGGTCTTTGTGTCAGTGACGACGCGATTCTGAAGTGCCGTTCCAAGTTCACTCGTAAACAGATCGAGGAACAGTTTGGCCCGACCAGAGTTCACATGCTCATCGTCGATAGACTCAGCCAAGAACACTGTAGCGTCTACGATGGTCGGCATGAAGCTGTCTGCAGGCGCTGTAATCGTGTCACCGATGGCGTAGTCAGACGGCACCTTGGCATATTCAGCAACAAGAACGACGCCTGCTGTCGGGCGCGGGTAGAGAAAGAACCTCTCAGGATTCTTCACATGTCGCATGAAGTTGACCGGAGTGCCAGAAGTCTCAGTCATCCACGAGGGATTACATCGACTCATCGTCTCACGGTCAACTTCGGTGATGGCGTCTCCGTTCTTCACTTGGAAGATGTCGATCAGACGTAGGGCATCGGAAGGGAGGGACTGAACAGCGGTATCAGCAGTCGTCGGTATATCCACAATCTCCCCGAAGAGGTCGGGACGTAGGATAGACATCCTCTTAAGCGATTGATTAACAAAGCCTAACAGGTCCGTATCGCTGTAGCGATACGGCGCATCTACGTCCTGCAAGAGCTTGCGAACTTCGACTATGATACCAGCAGGTGTCACTACCCAAGTCTCCTAGTCGCTTCGTCGTTCAACTCTTCGTTAGTATAGACTGGTTCCTCGGGGATGTCATCTGTGTGTAGATCAACACCCTTACGTTTCCGACCCTTACGAGTCGCGCGAGGCTGTACCGGAGCATCCGTGGTCTCAGCCTCAAGCGCCGCGACGACTTCAGCGATCTCGTCAGCCGATGGAAGCTCTTCCGAGAACTGAGCGGCTCTGACGACAAGGGCCGGAGTCAAGAACTTCTCAGGGAAGGCGATCTCCTCGGAGACTTCCTCGCACTTCGGGTTATTAGCTAGAATGGGGTCCCATTCGTAGACAACGCCATTGGCGCGATTTCTAAGCCACCGAGTCATTTGCCGAGCTTCTTCAGGGTTTGCGCCAGACGAGCGCGTTTACCGGTTACGCCGGGTTTTTTAGCTGCAGCAGCTAAGTCCTTAGCAGGGATCGTCTCCCCCTTTTTCACACCCATCTGTTTACGAAGAGCGCCGGGCTTCTTGATCGCCTTCTGAATCCACTTCTCGGCCATCACTTGCATCCCTTCTTCTTGGGCTTGCGAACCATGCCGCCCTTACGATACTCTTCCATATCGTCATCTTCGCAGCCGCCTTTGCCGCGCATCTTCTTGCCTTCGCCGTTCTTCTTCATCACGACGAGCATAACCGCTGGGGTTTTTGCTTTCTTTGCGGGAGCCTTAGCCATTACTAGGTCCTTTTCGTTTACCTGACGGTGTGACAGGCCAAGATTTTCTAGCCGGTCCAGTCTTCTTGGAAGCCATCGTACGTTTTTCCGAAGCCGTCATCTTGGCTGCAGCAGCAGCCGGACGACATGCCGGGTATCCACGTTTATCTTTTTCACCAGAACGTCCACAAGGTTTGCCGGTCTTTACATCGACCCACTTTTCACCAAACCATTTGCCGAGACCGCCCTTAGCCACGTTTCACCCGATTATCTGCGCCGGACCAAGTTCCACCACGGTTCTTGTATTCCTTCGCTGCCCACGCATTTGCATATGCACTAGGATAAACTCTAAATTTCTTCTTGGCTTCGGTTTTGACGCGAGACCATAGTGCTGCATTATTTGGTTTAGATGCGACCATATCAGCAGTTCCATGCTCTAAGACTTTTATTGATCCGAGAATTAGGATCATTTGCCGTCTTGGCGCTAGTCAGTTTCTTCTTCATACCCTTCATCCGAGCGCAAAACGAATCGCGACGTGGGCCACCTTCAGGCTGCGGTGCTTTCAATCCGGGCTTACCCGGATTAGCAGCATTATAGGAAGCACGACCCTTGGCGTTCAAACCGCCTTTAGGATTCTTACCTTCCTTGCGCGTCCATGCGGGAGTCTTGGGCATTATGCAATCCTTTCAGCAACAATAATTGCAGACGGAATAGCTGGAATAGCTGGAGGGCCAGCGGCGGCAGCCGTATGGTCAATAGTTACAGCTACGTTTTCAGGTAGCCACATAATTTCTACATACTGAGAAGCAGTAACAACGACGTAAAACACTATCTGAAAAAATGTTGTACCGCCATCTCCTGCCTTTGGTACTGTTACCTTTGTAGCAGACCGAGCCACATTCGAACCATTTAGCATCAACCACACAGTAACGTCGTGATCCGCTGAATCTGAGTTATAAAACTGCAGATTTGGGGCTACCATATAGGTTCCAGCAGTAGTAAACGTAATTCTAGAAGAACTTGCTATAGATATACCGGCACCAGTGATCTCGTTAGTGCCAAAAAGTACTGCGGTGGCCGCAGATACGCTGCCCGTCTGGTCAGTAACATCAGAAAACATGCCGTAAGCACGACCGCCGAGATCAGCAAACGGCACCGTGGCCGAAGATGTGAACGGCGATGTGCCGTTGCCTTTGACGTATCCGGTTAGAGTAGAAACACCAGTGCCGCCGTCGGAAACAGATAACTCTGTAATGCCACTAATCACGCCGCCAGTAATAGTAGCATTACTTGTAGAAAATGTAGTAATGCCAGTAACTTGTCCGCTAGTAATGTTGACGCCGGACATACTAAAAGTTCCGGCAATCGGAGATATTCCCCCAGAAGAAATACGTACATTATATACGGATACAGACCCAGTGCCGATTTTAAGCGGCGTAGTCGTACCTGCTCCACTATATACAGTTTTTTCGGTTGCAGTTGGCCCACCATCAACGTGCAAAAGTTGATTATAGGTATCTTTTATCTGCGATCCGGTAAGGTTGGACGGCATACTAGTCCCCTAAACAAATGGGAGAAGGTGGGGCCGTGGCCCCAACCTATTATTCAAGGACGTAGTCAAAGATAACGTCGATATGCGTAGCCGTCGTTACGCTGGAACCAGTCTTGCTGACATTAATCGCCGTACCAGCATCATTAGCCGTATAAGACGCACCATCAGCAAGCACAGCCGCACCAGACCCACCAGCAGTGAGGACAGTACTCTGCGTCAAACTAGCCTGAGCGAAAGCAACGAGCTTGCGCGAATTAGTCAAAGTGCCGGTGACATCAACCGTCGTGACTGCACCAGCGGCACCGCCAATCGCAATAGCCTTACAATCGACCATACGGATAGACTTGCCACTAACAGCCGCAACGAGTTCAACACCAGCGTTGACCTGCGCAACCGTCAGACGTTTACGAACATTCAGAACAACCCCGGTGAACCGAGGATTCGTAATGGTCGCCGTCGTCAACGTCGCTGAATCAGCCTCAAGGTTGATGGCCTTGAGTCTGGAATGTGTAACGCCATCATAGACAGACATTATGACCTCCTATTGGAAGGTAGGGGCCGAAGCCCCTACAATCACACGTAATTTGCAGCTACGTTTGCGACGACAACAAATGCGTTAACTACGCAATCGGTCGGCACAGCCGTATTAAGCAGGAGATCAACGGTATCCGCCGAAGTCACAGCATATGGATTAGCGAGATTTTCAATATCGTAAGCCAAAGCGTTAGTCGCCGTATCATTTGCAAATAGGCCCGTCGTACCGCCGGTAAAACCTAAATCCAATGTCGCCGTTGTGTTAGTGGATTCTACAGTAGTAACCTGTAGTCCACCTGATAAGATAACAGTACCGGCAGGAAGCGGAATAACCTGAAGCGTATCAGTAGCAACAAGTGCAGTCGCACCAGCGGCAGCACGAGCAGCAATAATCTCAGCAAAGTCAAGCTTAACTTCGATTATACTGATTGGGTTATTCGCCGGGAAAGCCGCCGTACCCTGATTGAACCCGTAGGAGTCCGTATAATTAGCCATTTCTATATCTCCTTACGAGAATTGGACGACTGCGGTCGAAAGCGCTTCCGGCTTAATCACCTTGTAGCCATACACCTGCAGGCCACGGATGATGTCACCGAACGTCGTCTCCGAACGAATGGTTTCCATCTCCGTCATCTGAGACGCGAAGGTGAAACCCATCTTGTGACCGGCGATGATGTTGGTCTTGCCGCTGCTGAGTTTCAGATTGTGCGACACATAGAGCGTGAAGCGGTCAATCATGCCCAGACGGCCATTGCGAATCGGAGAAGTCGAATCGCCCGTAAGCGAAGCGTCCTTCAGTTCCGACTTCTTAATCAGACCAGCCATGCGGGCGGGAATGACCAGATAGCGGTCCTGCTCAGGAACATTGGCTTCGTCAAGAACGGTGCCGATATCAACGATCAGGTCGATCACCGAGGTGGTGCCGCCCGAGCCGTCCTTCGTAACCGTCAGCGGCGAACCCGACGTACCGAGGTTGAACGCAGCGGACTTAGCGCCAGCCGTCGCACCCTGATTGGCCGCAGCAATATCGGGCAGCATGTCCGTGAGAACGCGCTGGTCGATCTTGATCTTCATCTGCTCGGACGCGTCTTTCGACCACATATCCATGAGCTTGATGTCGGCCTGAACACGGTCGATGTCGTCCTCAACGCAGGCAAAGTACTCGCCCTTGTCGATGAGAAGCTGAACCTTCGGCTTGTCGGGATTTTCGACAACGAGGTTCTGGCCCTTGACGTAATCGCGGATCGTGATGTTCGGGATCGTACGGATATTGACCGTATCACCCTGACCTTTGATCTCGCCCTCATAGTTCGTGTTGGCGATAGCAGCGAGAACCGTCGCGTCGTAGAAGTTCTCGATCAGTTTGCCCGACCAAATCTCAGGGATGAAGTTCCCCGAGTAATTCGGACGGCCCGGAGAGACAGGATAAGACATTAGTTGACTCCATTAGCCATTAGCGACAAGGCGACCATCCCGCTGCGCGGAGAATATGTCGCGTTCGATTCGGTCGCGTTCAGCTTCCTTCCCTCGATAAACACCTTTACGTACGTCATCGAAGAACTTTCTAATGTCCCCCGGTGTGTACGTCTTAGACTGCTCTACGGACGGTGCGCCGCCACTGCGACCCCTACCGGGAGCAATCTGTTTATCAAGCTGGGACGCCGCTGCGTTCCGAGTTGGTTGAGCAACAGGTTGACTATTTCGATCCTGCCAAGTCGTAAAGAAACTCACTACCCTGTTGATATCCATGTTCCTCTGGGCGTCCTCTAGGTAGGTCTGACGGGACAAACCCGTGAGCGGGTCTACTTCAAGAAGCCAATCATGGAACTGGACATCCGCGTTGATCTCTTTCCAATCGGGGACTTTCATAGAAAGTTCTGACCAGAAAGATTGCTCCGCTGACACTGCTTGCTTGTGGGCGACCTGCTCGACTTTCGGAAGAACACTGGTCTGCATCTGTTTGAGTAGATGCTCCAGTTCAGCGATCTTGCGATCTGCTGCGGTACGCTCCTCTTTGGCTACGCGGCGCATAACCTCAATGGAGTCACCGTACTCCTCAACGTCTTTATCAGTCACCAGTTTCTCTACGGACTCCTCAGATTTCGCCGGGGACGTAGAAAGCGAAGAAAGCAAGTTCTCCAGTTGAGTAAGTCTGCCGTTCAACTGCTGATTTTCAGCCCGCAGTCGGGATGTATCAGCGTTGTACATACCTTGGAGAGTGCGATACCGCTTCTCGAAGGTTTCTTCCTCCTTAGTGTCCAACTTCCTTTGCTCGTTAGGGTTGGACTCAGGTGCAGCTTCTACAACACTGTTGGCCTGCGCCGCGACTTCCGTAACCTGACCCGCATCACCCTGAGTCTCAGTGGTCTCTGCGTCGGTCTTATTACCCTCAAAGTGCTTAGCAATAGCCTCAGACTGTTTACGAATCTGCTCAGGCATAGTCATTAGAACGCTCCTCTCGGTATGCGCGGTATCACCAGCTACTTCTTCCGAAGCTCTGCTGATAATTCAGGGGCATCATGCACAAGTTTATATATCTCTGTCAACACCTGACAGCGACCCTGAGCGAGCATGACATTCGCTCCGGCCACATATGGCAACTGATCTAGCTCCCGCTTTCTCCACTCCTCTAGCCATTCGACCAAGTAAGGATGGGTGCGGGACAGATTAGCCCACATCTGGATAATCTCTGGCGGTGGACGAACCATCCTATCCGCCTTGCGGTCTTGCAGTGGCGGCGCTCATGCCGCCAGCCGCGTTGCCTGCCTGATCGAGGACTGCTCCCTGCTGGGGCTGCTGGGCAGCCTGCACGGCTTTGACTCGATCAACGTAGGATAACTTTTCACGAGATGGGATGATCTCATCGACCGGCATCTGTAGACCTTTAGCAATCTCCCGAAGGATCGCTGCACGGCCCGTCGGACCCATGATCTGCATGTCCATCTCATTCGCAGTCGCATTGAGGAACTCAACACGCCGTAGGTTGACAGTCTCCTTGACCGCCAGATTCACTGCACCACGCGGGATGATCTCAGCGTCACCCTTGATCGACTCATCCTCGTCGTACCGCATATTATAAATAAACTGTCGTTCGACAATCGGCATAATGATATCGCTGTCGATGTGCATGACGACTTGGCGAATACCCTTACCGGCTGAACCCATCAGCATAGACAGGCCAGAAGCCGTACGACCAGCGCCTTTAACGTCAACATCTCCATAAATGTAAGATGGGATGCCGGAGTGGTCATCAGCCAAACGACTGAATCTCTCATAAACAGCCATCAACGTGTTGGCGTTATCGTTCGGCTGGTTAAACCGAACAGCCGGAGCCGAGCTACCCAGCGGATCATTAAGAACCTGCCAGATTTTCCACGGGTGCATCTGGGTAATGTCCTCGTTCGGAGGGATACGTTCCAGATTCACTTCGACCTGCGGGCCAGACGCGATACCCATATTGTTGACAAGCGCACGAGCCGCTGCGTTGCAGATATTCTGCAAGTCCGAGATGATCTCAGGAATACCACGACCCCAAAATGCGCCGGGCATCTTGATGAAGGAGGTCTTAGCATAGGGCTTCTCGCCCAACGGGTCGTAGTTCAGCACCGCTTTGACGACGTAGTTTCCGATCAGCCACACATTGGCATCGTACTCCCGCGCCTCATCCGGCACCTCTTCTTCACCCATGCCCCACTCACGGAGCATCTTACCGCTGACCTTGCCCCAGAACTCTAGGGCATCGAACATGTCGGTGGGGCGAAGCTCAGTATAATATTTGCGCTCTTCCTCTTCGCGTTGCATCTCGGTCGGCTCAACGAGCCATGTCTGGCTCGGACCCTGTTCGAGAACTGTACGAATAGCTTGATCGTCGTAGCCCGGAACACCAATGAGATCAGATAGAGCCATACGGCTAAGCTGATGAAGCTCGAAGATATACCCATCATTGATGCGGGTAATACCGGGTTCAGGATAGATATTGAACGGACTTACTCGTTCAAATTCCGGCGCAAGTCTTTCGCTCGCTTCGACAATAGTCTTACCGTCTGGACCTTTCGACCAGCCGAGATGCCGTTGGCGACGAACAATAGGACCCTTAACAAAAGCGCAAGGGAAAGTAACAAGATCAGTGATAAACTCATTGAATGCCTCCGGCCAACCACCTTGAGCAAACTGATCTTCGATCTTAACCTTCATTTTGTCAACACGCATTTGAGCTTGTTGCAAAATGCGGAATCGAAGTTCCTGAGACACAACTTCACGAATCTCAGCCATCTCTGACTTGGTCGGAGCTTGTCCTGTATTCTGTATGATCTGCATAACCTGTTCTGCAGATGCTTCTTGCAATGCAGCAGAGCTATCTGGGTCTAGATCAGGAATGGGTGTGGGACTCATATCCCATGGTGGCGTGCCGGTATCCATAAGAATATCGCGCAACCAGCTTTCAGCAGCCCTACATTTTACTTCAGTAATCATCATATAAACTTCAGAGCCGCCCTGCTTGCGAATAGCTCCAAGTTTATCTGGCTCATACTCGCCGTTGCGCTGCCGAAGCGCAGCCAGCATAGTGTCATTAATCGGCTGTTTAGCGGTACGTGCCGCATCCCAACACTCTTTGAGGTAGGACGCGAGGCCAAGAATAACTGAATCTTGCTGACGAGCCTGAAGCTCACGATCCATGCGCTCTTGCTCAGCCCGATTAAGCTGCTCATTATTAACTACACGGAGAAGCGCCAGACCCGCCATATAACCCTCTACTAAGTGCTACGAATTTAATTCGTCAGTTTTAGAATCAGACTGCGTAGTGGCCGCCAGATTAGCATCTCCCTGCCTCTTAATTTCCCTTATCAAGTCTACAACTTCTTCATAAGGGCGCTTAGCAAGAGCCTGCATAACTATGTTCCACTCGTGTACTAGTAGTTCTATAGAGATTTTTTCCATTTATTCAGACCAAGGTAGCGGTAAGGTTACAGACTGGGGATTAGCCATCATGGAGATTTTACTATCAAGGATCGAATCTAGATCACTTATGCCTTCATCACCAATAGCATCCTCAAGCCAAGTAACAACTGCTGCCTCTGTTAACTCCGCATACGGCGTGAACGGCGCATTAGGATCAAGCGTTACAGACTGTGATCCGTAGATAGCGGTTGTGAGCAATTCATCTGATACTTGTCGTCTCCAATGAATTGTAAAGACAACATCCTGCCTATTATCCTTTTCAGGATATGATTCAAGCTGAGATATTATCCATGTGTACGTATTAGCCATCTTATGAACCCTTACGTAGCATTTGTCGTAGCAAGAAGATAATAAATTGTACCATTCACGCGCACAGCAATTTTATGGGTTACAGTCGTGCTAGTTATGCCAGCATTCGTGACACCTGAACCCTCACAATAAATAGACGGGATAGTATTTCCCGCAGACCGATCAGACGAATAGAGCGTCACCGTGTCAGCAGGTGATGCTGTTGGCGCTGTACCAGTCTCAATAGTAAAACATTGAGTTCCCGTAGTAGGGCTAGACGTTGTCCCTAAAAGGAAGTTGCCGATGCTATCTATCCGAGCTTGTTCCGTTGCATCGGCAGATGCCCCTGTCCCAAAAATAAGATTATAATTTAGCCCAAAACCGCCGCTTTCAACGGCCTTCATGAAGGCTCTTACACCTGCGCCACCAGTAGAACTATCTGATGAATAGAAGTTTAATGCGCCGAGAGATTCGCCAGCACCGACACTAGTTCTTGTATTCCGAAGGGTAAGTAATGGACCTCCGGTACTACCGGACGACGCAACCAAGTTTCCATATGTTCCGGGTGCAAGTTCGCCAATACCTAGATTACCATTTATATCAAGGGCCATCTTGGCGTTGCCGAATGTTATATCCGCATCCGCAACACCAGAAACCGCAGTGTACCACAGATGCTCTCCAGCGTTCTGTCGGTAATATGAAGCCTCTCCATTTACAATGTATTTATA